ATATTTCTCCGAAGCATTAAACAATAAGCCAAACCCATAACGTCACACTTATTATCCTCAAAGGTTGCTTCTGCTCCCAATATCGGAATAACATATGCGTTCATTACGTCGTTTTCTGCCCTCGTAATAATTTCTTCTGAAACTTGTTTTGAAATTTCGTAACCAGCCAAAATATAATCATTCGCTGTCATTTCTTTTTCCCTTTTTTCTTTTCTTTTTCAATAGTCAACACATCACCGTCCTGCTGTCTGAATGTTTCCGTCATCGGACTGTCGGCGGGGAAGTCCACAACCTCCCCAGCCTTAAATGTCCTAACCGATCCATTCTCAAGCAACGTATAATCATATTTGAATGTGATTCTCATATCTAAACTATGCTGCAGCTGGAACTGCTACTTTTAATACTCCGGTAGAAAGCGGTCTAATAACGCCACCACCTGCGAAAATTTCAGCCATCAGTACGTCAGCGTTGTAATCCCATTTCTCGTAATCAACGCTGAAAAGGTCGCTTCCAACATATCCATAACCGTCGCCCTGTATAGCAATTACCAAAGGATATGTAGCTGCTGCCACAACCGGTGCAGGAACGGCACCTGCCAACATTTTGGTACGAACGATTTCAGCAACTCCTAATTGACTCGCCAGAATTTCATCGGAAATATAACTTACCGCCCCACCACTCGCATACTGATAAGCCTGCATTCCTGTGATTGTTGCCGGGTGCGCATAAAGAGTAATAGGTTTTGAATTGTCCATTTGGTCAATCATCGCCCGAACGTTTGCCAATGTAGGCATGACGTTTGAAACTTCATCGTAAACGGTGTATGCATCGTCAGCTGTTTTCGTTCCTATTGTTTCAAAACTGGTAATATGGTCTAAAGCTGTTGAAAGCCTTCCGTCGCCAACAAGTATCACTCGTTGAATTTCATTGTCGATTCTCTCAACCAATTCATTTGCCAACCAATTGAACAACTGTGTGTCATTCCCTGTTTGGTAGCTCATCAGTTTAGGAATGGTAATCTTTTTGTAGATTGCTCCCAAACTTAAAGTTTTAGGTGTAAGAATCAAATTCTGGTCGACTTTACCTTGTAAAACTCCATCCGTATCATAAGCCGTGTAACCTCTTGCACGAACATCCGTTGCATCGTCAGCCTGTGCTGAAATACCAAACTTCAATGATTGATTTCCTAATTTACGAAGTTTAGAGAGAATAGACGTCTTTTCAAACTTTGTCTGAATTTCCGGGAATACCTCCACCAACGACGGTAATCCTGTAATTCCATTTTTTGCGCATAATTCTTTGAACTCGGTAGCAAATGCTCCTTTTCCTTTACCCGCTGCATTGCGCATTGCTTCGGCAAAGTAACCTCTTACCTTTTCTTTGTCCATTTTGTTTTCTGTTACAATTTTACCTTTGAAAGCGTTTGCCACCTCTGCGGCTGCGGCTGCACCAGCACTCTTGGCGGTTTCCGTTACTTTTGCCAAAATATCGGCTTCGTCGTACTCTACATCCGGGTCGTTTGCCAAATCTGCTAAAATCTGAGTGATTTCCTGAATCAAAGCTTCGCCCTCAGGAGTAACTGCGTTTTTTGCTAACCCGTTTTTTAAAGCGGTCAGCGTGTTCTCTAAATGTTTCTTTTTCATACCCTAACTAATTTTATTTATTTATTTATAAACCAAAAAATACCGACCGCTTTTCAGCTTCTTCTTTTATGTCGTTTTCCTTTTTTTCATTTTCACTACCAAATGTGAACTTTGTCGAATTTAATGCCAGCTGACTTTTTGCCACGGCTGGTGTTGGAACTAATGCGATAGAAACTATCGAGCATTTGTTTACGTGAAATAATTCTGTTTCATTATCGAAATAACCGTTATCAATGTAGCTCATGTCGCTGAATCCTTGCAGAACTCCATCCTCAACCATTCCAACTATGTTTTCAAAAAGTGGTGCGTGCTTAGATATTTCAGCAACAATTCTTACTTCATTATTCGTTACAATGAATTCTGTAACTTTACCAGCTATGTGATTGATGTCAGTTGTATTGTGAAGTAAATCCAACGGAATGCTCTTACCATTTTGCTGGTAATAATTCTTGCAAAAATCATCGTAACATCCGGCATGATAAACAAGACCGTTTCCATTGCTTGTTAAATTGTCAAAAATTGTTAGCAACCCGCTGACTTTCATATTTCCGTTTTCTGTTTTCTTGAAGTCATTAATGGCAAAAAAATTCGTCGCCATCAACATTTCATTATACGCTTTGTTTTCCATATTTATTATTATTTACCGTCCAACTAAAATCAATTCCCATAACCTTAAAGAAAGTCCATATCTTGCTGACAAATTCCTCTGCCGTGTCCTGCATACTTTTCTCCGCCTGTTCCATATTATTGAAGGTTGACTGCCCACTCATCGCCATTACGTCATAAGGAATGTTAGTTGCATCGCAAAGAATTTTCGTAAACATCTCAACCGTTTCTGTAATCAGCAAATCTTTTCCTCCGAGCGCAATCCGTTGTAACCTCATCGGTCTTCTGAAAAGTAGAAACTGCTTCTGCTCTTCCAACATTCCGTAATCCTGTGCAATCTCTTTTTCCATCTCGTCCTTGTCATCGCCATCCATATGCACCATCTGTGGATTCTGTGTAGGCTGTTCAGGTGTTCCTGTAACAACAACTCCCAACCTCTTTATAACAGTTTGGCTTGCATTCAACGCATTGTCAATGGCTTTTAACGTATCTTTCAGCATCGCTCCATCTGACATCCCAAACACCTCGTATGTATCAGAATAGAAAACTTCTAACTGCCTATTTTCGTAAAACCATCCATCAGGTGTTCCTGTCGCTTTCGTTTTCCGGATATAGGAAACTTTTCCGCTTTCCTGTTTGTCAAATAAAATAAAACCATTCTGAAACAATTCAGCAAAAGCTGACGTCAATTCATTGTTCAGGAAATATAAAACAGTACCAATCGTTATCGAGTTAGGATTATTTACCCTATAATCAATTAAATTCAAACGCTTGAAAATCTTCTTGAAAATAGACATCAGCAAAGCATCGGAGTATTTACCTCGTGTCATCCTGAAGCCCATTACTCCGTTGTAACCTCTCTGGGCTACCGCTCTTTTCTTGCTATCTGTTTCGAGTATTAATCTCATGGTGCAAATATAAAGTATTTATTCTTTATTGATAACTTTTTGTGTACATCTTTTTGGATTGCACTCCCTCTCGTAATGGTAAATACTACCTTTACCAATTAACCCGCCGTAAATCTTTGCCACTTTCTCCGCAGATAAACGCTTTCTCAAATGCTGAATGTCGTCGAAATGAAGAAAGAAAAAAGCCTTTGAACGTCCGTACTTTTTTTTGAAATCAGTATCAGTATCCATATACTTTGACATTGTTAAAGAAGTGACTTATCATATCCGGGAAATCATCATGATCGGCACTCCCGAAATTAAACATCTGCTCGAACGGAATGTTTTCTAATTTCTCATTAAACGTCATCCGCATGATATCATTCGCATTCATGTAAATTCTCTCAATCTTATTGCCAATTGAAGTGAACGGCAATATCGGCTGCTTCGTCCGATTGATAACCCTTTTTATCAGCATCCCTCCAACGCCATTGCCCTCGACAAAATTACGCTTGCAACCTGCTCGCTCAATGAAATCAATGTACATCTCATCAGAACAAACCCGCTCACATAATAAGTCTATTAATGCCGTCTGACCGTTGCGGTTGTAACCAAATTTCCCCACCATGAAATAATCCCCTCCAACGCCGAAGCTCGGATCTGCTACCGTGCAAACATAATCAAACTGACCCTCATGGACCGGTGCTGTCGTTGGTGTCCAGTCAGCAAACGGATTGATAAATCCTTCCGCCGTTGGTTGCTGTTGATAGATAGCATTGAACAAGTCAATGTTCATCGTTTCCCTGTCATGCAGTAATTCATCTATTGGGTGCGTTTCTTCGCAGAAACTATTACCATTGTCATCAATTGCCGGAACTGTTATCACAACAGAACTATCAGGGTACATATTAACGACCTGTTGATAGAAGTCATTCTTTGCATACCTCGTGCCGACCATGATTATCTTTCCTATCTCACTCCCCTTCAACCTCCCCCGCCACATCGTTTGGAACTTCATGATATAATCGGCTGTCATCGTATGGCTCAGCGCTTCGCCCATACTGGCGTATAGGTCATCGAATATTAAAAAATCTGCCCTTCTGGACATAACAGAACTTTTTGCTGAAGTGAAAAAGGCATTGTCATTCCAACTGCCGTCAAACCTCATTCCATTCTTGTTGTTATTTGACAGCTTGTGATTACCAAATACCGCTGACCACGCCTCTCCCATTATCTCGTTTGATATTGCCGCCTGAAACTTTGTAACATTTGAATCGGTGTTGCAAACCCGCATTATAGAATTTGATTGTGTTCTCGCCACCAACTGCCAACAACCTAATAACCATTCCGTTACCTTGTTCGCAATGTACGATTTTCCGCTCCCTTGTGGCATCGACAACAAAAGTATTTTATTTTCGGTGTCAAAACAGAAATCGTGTATCTGCTCTAATATCTTATAGGTTTCAATAAACGTACGCTGTTGCAACCAATCGTCAGCAACTGAATTTACATAGTTTGCCAACGTTGGTGCTGTCTGAATGTTGGTGTCTTTTGTCTGCTCTCGCTCTTCATCAGTGCCGTGTTCAATCAATAATTTGCCTGCTGAAACATCTCCCTTTCTCGCTTTGTTTATCATTGACAACATGACAAGGTCTGCCTGCGATAACTGTTCCGTTTCCTTTGTTATCGGATTTTTCCCCTCCTCCGTCAACGTCAACCATTTACGCATCAACGTTTTTCGGTTGAGAGAATTACCCCTACCTTTCGGATTACGAACTTCGCCTTTCTTCGGAGGTATTATATTTCCTGGATTTGCCATTTCAAATTAAACTCAAATTAAATCAGCGTTTTGGCTCGTTAGTGAATGGGTAATCTTCGGCATATGTATCCCAAGCGATATTATCCCTTTTATCGCTTTTTATAATTCTTGGAAATAAGTATCTGTTTTTAATTCTGTGATGTAATCTATTCCCATTCATAGTTTGTTTTTCTGCATGTATCGCACTTGGAAACTGTATAGGCGTAACAAGTGATTTATTTAGCAGCTTACACTCATTATATAAATCAGTTAAACCTCCAGCTTGCACAGCAGATGCTGTTTGCTGTAAAATTAAACCGCTGTGCATGCTTCCGGTAAATAAACCCTCATTCATTATTCCAGTAAATAGACTTGTGTCGTCATCTTGTACACCACGTTCTCCCCTATAAATATAAGGAAGTAGATAGAATGTTGTGTTCATTACCTTTTTTCTGAATATTTTATTTGAAACACCGTAACTATAAACATCTCCTGTCTGTGATAATCCGAATAATCCAATTTTATGTTTACGCATAAAACTTTCTATCATCAAAAAAACAGTATTTATTAAATCAATTTTTGCAGGTCCAAGATACAAGCCAAAAGGTCTGTTTTGCATACCATTTGTATCATCGTCCATAACCATATAAAAATCTATATTGTTTGCTTTTGCAAAATCTTGAAACATATTTCTTGCCTGTCCTGCTGAACGTCTTGATACACTCGCACGGTGAACATAATCATATCTTTTTCGTGCTTCTTCCATGTCAAAAACATGCAATTGTACACCAATTTTATTCATTTCAATTTCATATTCAGATATATCATCTGTTTCACTGTCTACAAATACGTGAATTTTTTTTGGATCATAACCCATTCTAACAAAATACTTTGCTGTTTTTACATTAGTAGGTCGATGATATGACGGAATAAATATGTTAATCATTTCCTGCATCAATACTTTCTTTCATTATTTTCAATAAATCATCTTCAACAAATCCATTCAGTCCTGTATCAGTCAAAACCAAACGAAGTCTTTCTATCGCTTTTTGTTCTTCGTCTGAGGCGTTAAATGAATAGTAATTTGCTACATTTTCAAAATCTATTTTTATAAAACGATATGCGAAAAACTTTAATACCTCCTTTTGTTCTGTAGTTAAATCGTATTCATCAATCGCTTTTATTTTAGCATTGTATTTATCGAAATTAATACAATCAAATAAATTTATATTTGGCTTTTCTATCGGTTCATAATACAATGGCTCATACTTTAATCCTGATAAAATTTCTGTTGCCTTTTTTATTCCCTCGCTATTTTCGTCTTTATCATCTTCCCAATCAGACATATCTAATCCCCAATCTTCCAACGTATCAGCATCCCAATCATTCGCTAACTCTTTCCAATCCCAATCGCCATAACTTACGTTATCTCGAATTGCAAATTCTATCCTCTTCTCCTCCGTCCAATCATCAGCCAGCATTACCCAACTATCAGGAATATCTTTGTACTTCAATTCCTGTAAAGCCTTTAACCTCATATTACCACCCAACGGAAACAATTTGCCATCCACCGAATCCGTTACACAAACCATCGGACGCTTCTCCATCATTTCAGGAAATTCCTGTAATGATTTTACGAGCTTCTTAAATTTGTCATCTTTTATGATTCTCGGATTTTTAGGATTTTGTTTTAGGTCTGTCAGCTTCATAGTTTTTCTGCATGAATTATTTTCGTCAAATATACAACGTTTTTTCGGTTTTTTTTTCGGTTTCCTTTACGTTAACATTTTTTTAACTTCTGTTTAGTTTTGTTAAACTATTATTATATTATTATTATTATGCGTTTTGAAAAGCCTATAGGAAAAAAGAACAGTATAGTCATAAGTATAGTATATATATAATATTATAATAATATATAATAATAATATACCTGATATACTTCTATAGCCTTTTTTACTATTATTTTTGATTATTATTTTACTTTTAGTTTCTTCTAAAATAATTTATTTCCTGATAAAAACCACAAAAAAGCAAAAAAAAGCCGACCACCATCGTTGGCAATCGGCTGAACTTTACTAAAAAAATAAACTATTAATCCCATTTTCATTGAAAATCGCTCCGGACCTCCTAAACATATTGTTAAAATATGTTATTTATCGGATAGCTTTTCGGTCAAAGTCTAAAAACTTTCTCTAAAATCTTCTGAAATTCCTCTACCGACGAGCAGAAAAAATGAGATTCGCCGATAAATTCCGCCCATACTTTTTGTTCCGGAGAAACAATTCCGCTCCCATCAGGTCTTTTGAACTCAACAAAAATAGACTGACCTCCCTGTTTTATAAACAATCTATCCGGGATTCCTTTGTGTCCGTTCTTTTCCAGCTTTACCGCCGCCAACCCTTTCGCCCTTGCAATTTTACAGCAATCGCTTTCTAATTTTTTTTCTGATTTATTCATTTTCCTTTGTGTTTGTTTTCATCTATTGCTCTCATAACGTTTAATTTCGCGCAAACAAGCTTCAATCATCATTTTTAACCCAGCTCCTTTTTTTGATAATTCTTTTAATTCGTACGCATTGAACTTTTCTTTATCAAAAAGCGCTTTTATCTCGTCATTTACTTTTTTGTATTCAAGTAAATACTCTTTCAGTTGTTCTTTTAATAATTCAATCATAATTCCATTTTTGTTTGTGTTTGTTTTCATCCATTGCCCTAATACCGCTTTAGCTTCTCTCTGTACTCTTCGACTGCCTTTATGGGACATTTGTCCGCATCCACAAAGATAATCGTTTGTCGGTCAACTCTGACAATTTTGAGACGTCTCTTTGCCTCCTGTTCCTTTGCCAATTCCAATACCTGCAAATCTTTTTCCTTATTCGTTATTTTCCTCAAGTCTTTTTTCGGACTGATTATTTTTTTTATTGCCATGTTGTTTTATTAAATTATTTGTTCACACCATTTTGAACTTTATTCATTTGTTCCCTTTCCATTTCCTTTGCTTCTTTAAGAAATTTTGCCCGCAACTCGTCTGCTGTGCCTGCTGAAATTTCATCTCTGTTACGCATCCAAGTAATGTAATTATACTTTTCTGCTAAATATTCTACTGCTGTCATAATTTGTTTATTAATAATAAAGTTGATTGCGCATATATCGGTGTTAGCGGTCATTTAAAGGCTCGACTTCCCATACCGCATTAATACTCATTGTACTTCCATCCGTAAATGCAAAACATATCTCATCTCTGTAATCAAGTCTTGCTTTTGCAGGTTCAAATTCACTGTTATTAAATGGTTTTACCCAATAAAAACTACCGCTAACAACAGCTATATTCAATTGCGGTCTTTGTGGTTTATTTGACATTTTTCTTTCTATTTAAGTTATTACTAATTTGATAATTTGTTCTTCTAAATCCGCAACTAAATATAGCTGCAAAGCGTTATCGGTAATTTTCGGACAGCGTTTTCTCATAATCATACCACGACTGCGGAATGAGTGATTTCATTCTTTCATAATCCACTCCGCAATTTTTGTTGTAACACATTTCAAAGTCCTTTACGCTGTCAAAAGCGTATGAGTCACTAAGTCCGACAAAAACATCAGTCACGGTATTGTAAAACCCAAACGATTTTCTATCGTCTAAGTAAATTCCAGTCATTTCAACAAATCGTACCATAATTATTTAATTTTATAAACCCGGTTCTATTTCATAAATTTTGACAAAACATCGTATATCTCACAATTTGGATTTATGATAGAAATCACCAAATCTTCATCATCGTTTAAGTCTATACGTATGTTTTTTTTGCTAAACTCCAACGTAATTACATCTTTGTATGGCTTTTCGTCAATGCCGGTTAACGGCTCTGAACAGTCATTGTACCAATGCTCATTATCATTAGTCAATAAGATTGTGCTTTTTGTACTCATAATCATTTTATTTAATTTTATTTTATTTCGTCAATTCCACAAATTCATTCGCAATTGTTTCTTTTCTCCGAAGTGCAATGTACTTTGTTTTCTCAACCGTATTCTTTGCCATAAATGAGTGTATTTGTGTATTTCTCCTCTGTCCTTGTCTGGCTAATCTCGCGTTGGCTTGGCTCCACAACTCCATGTCAAAAGGTATTGTTGACCAAACGCAAATTCGTGCTCCGGACTGGTGAAGATTCAATCCATGCGAGCACGAGGCTGGATGCCCAAGTAGTACTCCCACCTCTCCCTCATTCCATTTCTCCATGAAACGTTTATCCTTTACGTCCGTAAATTTCAGATGAAGTTTTTTCATCTTTTCCTCCAGCCACGCTTTTTCTTCTCGAAATGAATAAAAAAGCAGAACCTGCTCACCCTCGCTGACTGCCCGATCTACAAAGTCCACCACCTCATCCAGTTTCGTTGACCATTCCGACCTGACAGGAATACCATCGTCCACATAAACAAAGCCGTTGCAAAGCGTTTGAAGTTTCGCAAACTTTTGATTTTCATTGAAGCTGACAATCTCATCATCAAGCGTACAATTAAGCATCGTGTTTAGTTTCAGATACTCCGTCATTTCAGCTTCTGACAATTCTACATGATGTTCAATAAATTCAACCTCCGGTATTTCAAGCCAATCTTTTGAATCCAACGTAAAAATGTTCTGCCGTACGTTTTTCAACAAATGTTCTAACGGAGTGACGAGCTTCCATTTCTGGAACTGCAGCCCACTCCCTGCTAATAGGTCTTGAAAGTGTGTCGCCCTCCATCGATAAAAAGCTGATACCCGCTCTTTCTTCGTCATCCTACCGCCGATCTCCATCGCTGCGAACTGACCGAAGCAGTCCATCGCACCGTTTGTAAGGAATGTACCTGTCATTCCTATTCGTTGCTCTGCCACTATTGAACAAATGAAGTCCGTTCGTTTTGACTGTGGATTCTTGAAAGAAGTAAGCTCATCCATTACAAGCAATGAAAACCGCATACCCTCCACGTCAGCTAAATTATCTCTCCCAATAATCAAATAGTTAGATGATTGAATCAACTTCCGGCGTTTCGCTTTCGTGCCTGCCACAATTGTAAGGCGGTTGGCTATCTCTGTCAATCCCCATTTCTCGGCTTCCTGCTTCCAAACCTGCTCGCAAACCCTTTTAGGAGCTACAATCAGGACAGATGCAGGTTTTACTTCATCTATGTAATGCAGAATTGCGGCTGATTTTCCTAACCCCATGCCGACCGCTAAGATAGCTTTCGGTTCTTTTTTACAAAATTCTATTATTCGCTGTTGGTAGTTGTGAAGTTTCATATTATTATCCAACATTTTCAGTCACCACTATTTCAACATCAGTAATTTTTTCCTTTCTTCTAATTGTATGGTCTGATTTTTCACAACCTACCAATATTATAAATTTACCTTGATAATAAAATCCTTTCGGAAAAAATTCCTTACCATCAATTATTGCTTTAAAACTATATTTTTTCATAATAAAACGTTGCCTAACAAAGTGTATAAGCAATAGCCGTTAGGCGTTTTAAACTATTGCAGTTGTTGATATTTAAGTTTCTACTTCTAATCAATTTGTTTATAATTAAACACTTCTTTTTCTTCATCATTCTCTATGTAATATATTTCCGTTTCCGTAATATCCTGCCCGCCAAACCCCCACTCTGGGAGCTTGGCTTCGATTTCCTTTTTCGCTTTTCTGACAATTTGTTTCTCATCATAAAATGAGCTGTCAAATTCTCCGTGATGCCGTATATCGCAACCGTTGAATAAGATACTGTAATGATATGTTTTCATAGATTAATCAAAAAAGACTCATTCTTTAATAAGAAAATCTTTACATCTTCATTTAGTTCTTTCAAACTGCTATACCTTCCTTTTGCAAGAACATTTCTACTTTCTTTGTGTATAAATTCTATATCAAACTTTACCTTGAACATTCCTGCATTTACTTCTATTTCATATTTATCGAATATTTTGTCAGCGAAAAAATATCTTTTGTTAAATAAAAGGAAATCTTCATCTTTAAACTCCACGTCCATTGGAGTGTCTTTTTTAAATGGATTTTCGTTCATTTTCATACTTTCTAAAACGGCAATCCCGAGCCGTTGTCGTCTGTTTCTGTTTCCTCTATTTCTCCTTTTGATTTTTCCGCTTCGATATCCAATAGCCGTTCCCGGCATGATGTTTTTGAATAAAGCGCATCGTTTGATTTTGTCTTGCAGTCGTGAAAAAGTTCCGCAACTGCTGACTTTACAGAATGCCGTTGCTCCCGTGTTGGCTCATTTTTGAAGAGTGCATTCGCCAGCGATTTTATCGTGAAATAACTACCAGCACCGTTCATTGTAGCAAAAAGCTCCTCTTTCCGCAGAAACAATTCATTCTTAACCTCGTCGATATTTAGTTTCTCTAATCCGTTGACAAGTGCGAAACTATCATACCACTCTTTCCAATCCTCCTCCGGTTCACAATTTACGGCAAACTCTTTCCAAATGTCGTAAATCTCATCAAACATCAACTGATCCGGCGAACGGTCAATCTCAATGGAAACAAACCGCCTTTCGCTTTCATCCTGAATGAACTCCGCAATGTCATCGTTTGACGTGAAAATATAAAGTCTTTTACATGGGATTGTTAACACCTGCCTAAACTTCGGGTTGTAATTAAAAGAATTAGAAGTAAGCATCCTTTTTACACCTCCGTAACTTTTTCGGCTATCTTTCGGAACTGTTTCATCAAGGAAAACACAATTATAAAGTGCTGCAAGTGGTAAATCATGGTCATTGTAACCCATTTCTTTGTTTAACGTGCTTTCATACGTGCCGTAATTACACCATTTATCGCCGTTAAGGATTGTAATTATTGCCCTGCCTACCGTTGTTTTTCCTGTGCCCTTCTTTTTCCCCCATAGATAAATTGATTTATTCAATGAAGGATTGTGTCCCTCGTGCCGTGTCTGACAAACAAAATACCGGAATGCATCAATTTCCTTTTCCGAGAATCCCCATGTCTGCCGTATCTTTTCAGAAATAGCTTTGTATTTGTCAGCATCGGGTTTAACTGAAAACATCTGCTGGATATTACTTTGATTATTTCGTTTACAGATAACACCATTCCAAGCTATATCGGCAATTGCTTCCGCTTCCGTTGCGGTTTTCCCGTTTCGGTCTAACTTCTGGCAGAAATAAAAGAAGTTAGCAAAAGGAGGAAAAGTGTTCACTAACTTTCTGTCATTGAATATCGGGTCTGCAACTGTCAACCTAATTGCTTTCAATAGCTTGCTGTAAAGCTCCACTTGTGAACTAACCTCCAACCTCTCCGCCCATTTCTGCAACCCTCCCACCTCCACGATGTCAATTATTTCATTCGGCGGCGGGATAGCATTGCCTATTTTCCTCTGGTAAGTCTGTTCCGGACTTTCGCCATCGTAACCCTCCCAGCACATTACTTTTATTATTTTCTCGTAATTTGTCATAGATTATTTTTTTATAGGTTTTTCAACAGGCTCGATTACAATTGTAAATCTTGAATTTCTATAATCATCATAAAAATAATAATATAAATTTTTATCAAAATTTACTTTATCCATTTCATCAAATTCCTTATTATACTTATCTTTTGTCATGTCAGAATAATACGACAAATTAAAATAAATATCAACGACTTTACACATTAATTCTCCAGAAATAGCTCCATATATTTCATACAAACATTTTTCATCATATAAAACACCTTCTTTTGTATTTTCAATTTGCGCATTTGGAGAAATTAATATTTTATCTCCAATTTTTAATTCTATTGGAGAATGAAAATTAGACATCCAAAACTCAAATTCAGGCATTGCATCTTTAATATCTTCTTTGAATTTATCACTAAACCTAATTGCATAATCTATTGAATTTCTATTAACTCTGTAACCTAAATAATTTGTTTTCATTTTTTTCATTTTTTTTGATTAATTGATTCCAAAACCAAATCTAACACATCACTTCCTTGAGTGATAACCCCGTCAGCAACGGCATTATCAACAGAAGCATCCATCTTTCTGCCATCGAAATTGCGTGTTTTCATTTCCCATTTTTCTGTTTGCCCGTTATCAGCAAAGACTTTATCAAGTCGAGGTAATTCAGCAAGCCGTATATTATTCAGCATTTCACTCCCGCCACTTGCAAGCCAAGTAAATTCAGGTTGAAAAACTGACATCATTACGGCTGTCTTTTCACTCTCGCAAAGTGCTATCGGATTCGTTTCATCAGCCAAATGCAACCCGAAGAAACATTGTTGGTAAACAAAATCCGGTCTTATTTTTGAATGAACAAACCAGCTCTTCCGGTCGTGATTCCTTTTTCCGTTTGGATTGTAATAAATTACTTTACCTGTCCTGAAATTGCCGTCTTTGTCCTCCTGCCAAAATATAGTACCTCCGTTTGTAGCCGTTCCGATATTGTATTTCGCCTGCAATTCGTAAGCCGTTTCCATACCGAATGTACGTGCTAAAAACATAAAGAACGGGTTATGTTTGAAATTGTGAAATGTAGCTTCTACAATCTTTTTACTCACAAATTCAATGGGCTTCGGCTTGACAATTACAGACCTTTTAATTATTTTCCGCTCCCATTCATTGCCATTCGTTTTCGGATAGCTTATGTAACCACAACTGTGAATTCTTTCACAGCGCCCCCATTTATCCAAATCGACTATGTTATTATTTTCATCGACGTACGGCACAAATGTTTTCTTTTTATCCCCGCATGCAGGACAAATGAATTTCCTACTGCCTTTCATCAGGCTATATCTATAATCCATTTATCTTCAATTTTAGTGCATGATAACTTTTGTCCGGTTTCTTTCGCCAGTTGATAAACGATTTTCCGATAAGTCTTTTCATCGTTATCAATAAAAGTAAAAGGGAGTTCTCCTTTTCTTACAGCCAACCGTATTTCAGCATTCAGTAATTGCTGTGCTGACTTTGTTTTTCTAACGTGTTTTTTAACTTGCTTTCTCATATTTTTACTGCCCTCGCCCAGCCCCACCGTTTAATTTTTAGTTTTTATACAAAACTTTGTAAACAATCGTTTCGTTATTACTACTCAAATTCTCTGAAAGATTGTAAATAGTATTTATATCTTGATATTTCATTCCTATCAAATCCATAAACAAAGTAACTATTCCTTTGGAACATACGTTATGTGTTTTCGTTTTATTCCCGTGTGTTAGCAGAAAGCCATCTGTTTTACTGAACAAAATAAAAACTTCTCCCGTCAAATCGTTTTTTGCAAAATTTATTCTTTTATACCCGTCGGCTATTGCAGGTAGGTTAAAAGGAAAAAATAAGCAATAGTTAGGACTTGTATTTTTGTCAAATCCTCTGCAATAAATTTGCACTACATTTCCATCAAGTTTTGTGTTTCCACCTTTTTTTGTTTTGATTTTTTCTAAATCATAAAATTTAATTGCATTCATAGTGTTTTTTTTTAGTTAGTTTATTTTTTAATTTTCATATTAATTTATTTTCTCTGAAATATCTAATTATCTCATCCGATATCTTAAAAAACTTTTGCAATTCATCAATATCCGTTTTTTCTTCGTGTAACGCCTTGCAAACTCTGTCAAACTCTTTCGAGTTTAATTCTAATACTTTTCGGTTGTCCTTTTTCAAATTGTAAGCCGTTTCGTAGGCATTCTCCAACTGTTGCCGTGCTGATTTGAACGCATCCGTTAAATCGTCGCCTTCATCGAGCGTGAACGTTGCTTCAAGTCTGCACGTTTCATAATTACCTAAATTCTTGACGATTTGCATCGTGATTTCGGTTGGTTTCATATCTATAATTCTATTATATCAAATGTTCTGTAAAAACGCGCTTCTAATTCTTCAATTTCTCTTTGACACACAAAAACGAATTTGGGTTGAATCGTAAAAGGTCTTTTCATTTTCTTGTTGACATTAATTGGATTTGAAACCGCATTGAAAAATGTTTCAACTTGGTTTATGTCATAAAAACCTTCAAACACTACCAGTTTTGTTTTATCGGTGCATTCCGAAAATAAAAATGGGTCATCCTGAATTATTTCCCAACGATAATCGATGAATACTACTTCATCATTTTGAAACTGACTTGCAATTTCTTTAGCCTTTGTTGTTTTTCCACTACCTTGGCGACCAATGATTAAAATTGATTTTTGCATTTTATTTTTTTTAGATTACTTTAATTTAACTGTTATAAACGCTTTTTTCTGACCTGTTTTCTGATAATCACTTTCCTTTATTTCTGGATGTTCGGCTAAAAGTTTCTTTTTGTCGAGCGTTGAAGTCGTACTTTCAGGAACATAAGTAACGGTGTAATAATCTGATTTTAGAGACTTTATTCCGTTATCTTTCATAAAGTTGAACACTTTCAACCTGCTTTCTTCCGCCAATTCTTCCAACTGTTTTATCCGTTGCAAATAAGAAGTGAACACCGCAATGTCCTCTTTTTCAAAAGGCATTAAGTCGTTTTCGCTCCAATCTTCGCCCACCTCCAAATCCAAATTATCCCAATTGTTATCGAGCAATTTAATTCCATTTCGCAGGATTTCAATTACATGTTCATTGCGTTCAATTAATTCAGGCATTTTAGTACCATTTTCAAATGACTGGCTACTGTCGCACACTACCAGCCAATGCATCCTTGCTCCAATCAAATGTTGCCATTGCAATTGTTCATAATAATCCCGAACCGCATTGTCAGGACTTTGAACACATTTCAATTCCCAAACCTCATTAAATCCGTCCGAAAAGTCAGCATGGAAAAAGGTATCAAAATTGTTTGCTAATTGACATGATAATTTAGCCTCTCTGTCGGCAATTGGTGCAAATGATTGTTCCGCATACCAATCCTCGAAATCATGACCTCTCTGCATCGCTTCATTCATCGTAATAGGTTTGTACTCGTCAATTCCTTTTGCGACCCGGATTCTCTTTTTGTCCGTATTATTCAATGCCGATAACCCTTTCAAACCTATTTTGTAAAATAGTTTCGCATCGCTTCCTCCGAAGCCACCCTTTCGAGTGGCTTCAATTTCATTTTTGTGATTTTCTGTTTTCATAAGTTGTTTTGTTTTTTTTTGAATTATTATAAGTCACTGATTGCGCTAAAAAGGCAAATTAGTTTTTTCGTCATCATCCTCCCCTCCAAATGGGTCGGGTGCATTACCGGCAAGAAAGTCATCACTTACGCCTGCTATCGGCTCAAAAGGAACATCTGCTCTTTTTATAATCTGAATAGCATTGGCATAAAGTCCATTAAGCTCCGTTGTTTTCTCTTTGCCGTGCTTAATCACAAATTCAACGATTACTTCAAATCTACCTCCGTCGATTTTTTTATAATCCGGAAAATCAATTTGTTTCGCTGAAGCTGTAAAAATTTTACATGACTTCGGAAATACTTTAATATTTGCATACCATTTTCCACTTTTCTCGTGAAACCGTGTGAACTCTTTCAATTCATCCGTTAAATCGGCTTCATCAAATGCAACCGATAAATTAATTCTTTCGCCCTGTGCCACCATTTGACGTGCTTGTTTTGGCGTGTCTTTTTTCCACACACGGCAATCGAAATTGCCAATTACTTTTCCTGTTTTCATTTTTTTGTAAATTTTTTTGTTGTTGTTTATAAAATTGTGTTTAACATACGGCTTAACATTTCGCCGTTTACTTTGCTGTAAACTCTTAAAAATTCCGCTTTTGTTGCAATGGTCATGTCATCTGTGATTACCTCATAATTGAGGTATTCAATTTTTTGATCTATTCCAAAATCATTCACTCGGCATGATATGCCGGAATGAATCATTACTACTTGGTCGATACCGTCGCTAAACGGTGAGACCCATTTGTAAAATTTTGTTTTCATAGTGTTTTTTAATTAGTTGTTATTTTACTACTCTTAACTTTTGACTTTCTTTTGTTTCTGCAATTGACATCATACCAACCATGCGCCAATCAGACACATTATTTTCTTTTGACCATTCATTTAAGGCTTTCAAACTTGTAGCTCTAACCCTTAACCATTTGCGTCCAATTTTTACTTCATAAACGCTGCTTTTAATTTCTTGTGTTTTCATATTTTTTTTAGTTTTTAAAAAATCAATTAATCTCCTTTATATGAATTTGAATTATAATGATTACTCATTGTTTCAGCGTTCATCCATGTGCTTGCATTTTCAGCAGGTTTGTTTTTTATTGCTTCATAGTCTGCTTGAATTTTCTTATCCATTGCTTCAAATTTTAAGATTGCATCACGACATTCTGTAACCCAACGCCTATTCCAAGCCCATGCTCTTTTCATGGCTTCGTTAAATGTCATTCCACCTTTGCGAAAATACCACCACGCATCTGTCATAATTTCTGCCTTATCATATTTTACTTGGCTTTTTAATTCCTTGTATGTGTATAAGTTTATTTTGCTTGCTATTATCATAGTTATGTATTTTAATTATAAATAGTTTCCATTTTGTTTTTGTTCCCCGCCGGGCTTCGAGACCCGAACTGAATGTAATTTTCAGCATTTCCGAACTATCGGGGAGATTTGTCCTCTTTTATCGTCATTTCAACGAACGCAGGACTTTTTCGATTACTTAACACCACCGTTACAACCATATCTGCAACTTGCTAAGCTGTTTTTGTATCAGTATTTCAAAGAACTTTTTTCAATTGTTCCCGCCTTTGATGCCATCGCAGGCGGGAGGTTGTTTATTTATCTTGCCCAGTAATCACCACTCCTTAAAAAATACTTAATGTCGTTTTCGGTGCAATTTGACAAGTCCTCGTCGGTTGTGTAGATCCATTTTCCATTTTCGTAAATTCTTGAAAGTTTCGAGCTTTCAAAGTAACGTGCTGTTAAATTTCTTGTTGTTTTCATAGTTGTATTTTTTTTAATTGTTTAGTTTATCTCTTTCTTTATGATACAAATATACTACCTTTTTTTGATATACCAAAATTTATCCAAATTTTTAGCGATTATTTAACTTTTATTATATATATCTTAAAATAGTATACATTTTTTTACCTTTTTAACGGTAAGTGCTAAAAAAAACGTGCCAACTTCACAGTCAGCACGCTTCGCATCAATAAATTCAAAAAAAACCTATGAAAAACTATAAAAACTAATACAAAACTCTCTACCTTACAAATATACAACATTTAATTGTCAAATCAAATTTTTATCAACGTTAATTCTGCGATTTGACCGGAATGTGTGCCGAAAATGCAACAATAATGTTTTCCTCTATATGAAAATACCTTTGTGTTTCCTATTTTCAAAAAGTCACCTGCCGTCATTTTTACCGACATGACAACTGTTGTCGAGTTGAAAATAATATCTTTCAGCTTTTCCGAAATATCGAAATTTTCATACAACATCGAAATGTGCATTAAATAATTCACTCCTGCCGTATTACTTGCAACACAAATGGTTTGCTTTTTTGCCGTTTTTTTGTAAGGTGAAGCTAATTCAAAATCGTTTACAACAACTGACTTACTAAAATTTGCATTTCCTTCTGAAAACGGTATCGTGAATAATGTCTTTTCGTCAGATAAACTGTCGTTGTCAATCATATACTCAACGTTGTGCTCCCTATCAACATAATCCTCATTATTGAATTTGACAACATTACGCCTCGCATAATTTAAAAACGTTCTGTCAACCGATTTAATCTCGATTAATACATCATCCAACTTCTCCGCCGTTGACTTGTCAAATTCAAAGTTAAAAAATGAAATAGTATTTGTCGACGCGGCGTACTGTACACCGCACCGGAAAAGGTTTGCAAAAATCTTTACCAAATCCAGCAACGAAACATCAGGGAGATTATCCCTTAAATATAATGTTTCCGAGACATCAACCGTGTTCACATCTCCAGAATAAACCTTAAATGACAGATTTATCATCTCATCATAATCATCCGTCGGTCTGCCGTTGAATATGTCATAGTCATTCTTGTTTGTAAAAGTAAAATAATCGCCTTTTTTAAGGTCGATCGTTGTGTTCGGATAAATATTACGAAACCAACCCTCAAAACTACCGTCGCTTAAAAATGTATCCCCAATTCCGGTAACACATGCAAAATCGTAATAAGCCGTTTCAAATAAAATCGTCAAATCAGCCTTGCAACGTAAAACATTCACAGTTACGTTTTCTGTCGTGTACCAACCAATAGCTGTTTTGTGCTTGTACTTGAAATTACGTGTCGTCAACTCAAAAAATGTACTTCCACCCGAAAAATTCAACGGATTTGCAGAGGACGTTTTTGTTATTCCGGAAACGTTTACCGTCGTCAACGACGGGCTCGCCTTATTTCCTGATAATATTAATCCGACCGCTTCTCTTCCAATACCTAATCCTGTTGTGTCAACGTTAATATTCAACGCTGTAGCTGCCGATGACATCAAATATGATAATTTGACCGTTGGCAACATATTTATCGCATTTGTCAATTTATTTACATCTTGTATTAAATTTCTATAATTGTACAACTTAAATGTATCGGGTAATATACCACTTGAATTATAGGCTGACACTATCGAAGTGGGGTCGACATAAACACTATCCGTCAAATTCAAGTTCAAATACGTTCCTATGCTCCCTTTTTCGCTTATGGATTTTAATCCAGATAATTCGCCATAAACGAAAACGGCTGAATAACTACCTGAATAGGTTCCACCAGTGTATTTCCCTATGAAAAGATAACCGTCAATCTTTCCACCGGAATAGTGTAATTCTGCCTGTTTCTTTTTCCGTATAAACGTTCCGTCGCTTGATGGGTTGTGTGAAAAATCCAGTAACAAATCATTCGCTGGGGTTCGTGGTATCGAAAATTCACCGCTCCGGCTTAATTGCATACTGTCAAAGGCAAAAATGCCGTTGTTATAATTAAACGAAAAGCTGAAATCAGAAGGTAATTCTAAATAACCACTACCAACAATTCTAAATCGTATCATAAGCGAATTTATTAATTATCAATTGAACATCCCTTTTCCGTTGTGTAATATCGAAACTGTTATCTGCCAATCGAACCTGCATTCTTGTTGTGCCCTCATAAATGTAAACCTCATCTGAAATTGCAATGTCAGATAAATATGTCTGTGTCGTCATATCGGCGTTTTTGTGGCTTACTTGAATGGAAACACGTTTATTTTTCAACGTATTATATCCGTTTTCCATCGTCTGCAAATTCAACTGTTTATCGCTTCCGATAATCGTTCTCTCTACCTGAAACCACCATGATTTTTTCTTTCCTTGTGCCGAAACCCACTCGACTAAAATCTTATCAGTCGTACATGAAGGCGTAATGAAATGCGAATAATAACCTGTAGTTGTGTACAGATATAATGATGCACCGTGTGATACCTCTTCAACCCAATTATACGACAAAACGCCACCATCAGGATTACTTGTAACATTATAGTCTATGATTTCATCCACTATTGTTTTTGTCATCATATTTTCTGACAACTGCACCCAAAAAGGATTTGTTGTAGCAATATAAGGTATTTCAGCTGGTATTCTTGATTTAAATTCGCTAATACTCGCACCATTAATAGTTGACGCTTGAAATACAAAATAAAACGAATTATCATCGCTAAAATATAATATCAAATCACTTGACGTTGAACGAACAAATTCAGTAATTTCTATAATTACATATTCATTCATTGAATACATCGTATACTTAACCCCCTCTACGGTTATTGTTTTTACACCTGCCGTTTTCATAGTAATACGGATAAAACTTTTATCCCATTTGTAGAAGTAGTTTGTTCCGCTATCAATAATTGCTGTGCTTTCAATTATCCAATCCGTATCGTTTATGTGTGTCGTCCAATTCATAATCTTAAAGTTTTATATGTTCGTCAAATGTAACTATTTTCTCCTGAAAATCAGTAAACTCTTTGTAAATCATTACGGGTGCCGGCTGCCTTGACATCGCCCTCGCTAATAAATCATAATCAATCATCCCTCTGCCGTCATTATTATTCATTGCCAACATATCGAACAGCTTTTTTTGCTGCTCAAAATTCAAAATCATTTCACCACTGTTGACCCTCGCAATCACATTGTCGCCCGTGTAGCTCGACCCTCCAACGATTCCACCTCTTTCAAACTTCGGCGGTTCAGGTACTTTAGAAGCTTTCATCGCTTTCGTTACCTGTGCAAATGCCACTATGACGCTTGCAATGTTAGCCGCAATCTTCGCCGGTCCGCCAATTGCTCCAGCTGCCGTTGCTGCCGATATTGCCGTAGCTAAATTCAAACTCGCATTCGCCAAAGCTATCAGTTTTTGAAATATTAATGCTTCCCTGCTGTCGCCTGCCATTTCAGACAATACAGAACTTATCGCATCCCCAAACGCCTGAATGCTCTCAACTTGCTGTTCCAACTGCCTGTGCTCTGCCGTAATCACAGCATCAGTTGCTTCAACAATTTTTCTTTTTGCCTCAATGACATCTGCCGTATATTCCGCCTCTGACTGATAAAGTGCTGCCTTCGTTGCGGCGTCCATTGTTATCAACGCCTGTGCCTCCGTTTGCGCTTCGGTTAATGCTAAGTCCGCAAATGATTTTTCATCAGCGTGTAGCCGCTCTAAATTCAATCGTGCAGCGTTAAATTCATTCTCCATTATCTGACGTTTCCTGTCCGCCAAATCCTCTAAATTTTTTGCCTCTTTTCCTGCTGCCTCATTTTTTATCCGTAATTTTTCAGCCTCCGCATCGACTAACTTTTCTTGCTCCTCTTTCGCATTCTTATCAGTTAATTCTTTAATTTTAGCATCAGAATTGATTTTTAACTGTTTAATAAGTGCATTTCTATTTTTAACCGCCTCTGCCGTTAAATCAGTTTCAGCGTTCAATTCATCAATTTTCCGCTGTGTCGCTAATTTTTCCGCTGCAATTTCTCTTTCAATCTGTGATTCAATAGCCTCAACCATTGCATCCTCTAATTGTTTTGAAATCTGAATAGCCTTTTCAGCTGCGGCTTCCTGATTTTCAATTTCTTTTTGTCTCTCAGCTGCTGCGGCTTTTGCTGCCGCTGCGTTTTGGCTTGCTTGTTTTTCTCGTGCCGCATTCGCTTTGCTTGCAAGGCGCATCGTGCCAGAATAGTATGATTCCTCTGCCTGATATTTGGCTGCCTCAGCCGCCGCTATTGCATCTGCTGTTGCATCAGATGTATCTTTTTCTTGTTTTGCCTTCGCTTTTAACAGTCGAAGGGATTCTTCTTTTCTGTTTTTGTCATTTTGCAGATTTTCCATCTCTAAATCATCCGCACGCTGCAACATCTCCTCAATTTCTTTATTCGTATATTTTTGAGTATTTACAGCCTCTTTTTTTATCCTCGCAATTTCGGCATTATTCTTAGCTGAACTGATAGTATAATCACGCTCCGTCTGTTCCAAATTATCCTGTGCAACAACCAATTCATTTGCCGCTGCCGCCGCATCTTTATAGGCAGGAATCAAACTTAACACCGAACTAATTACTTTACCGATGCCTAAAAATACTTTTGAAAGCACCAATGCCAATTTATCGAATACCCACGAAATACCCTCTGCAATAGGTGTTAAAGATGATAATGCCTGTTCTAACTGTGTACTTGCCTCGTCGTTCTTCTTGAATGCCTGCACTACCTTTTGAACGGCGAACATAATGGCTGACAGCACAACAACTATAAGACCGATAGGCGGTGTAAGGAATGCTTTTCCAAGTGAAATGGCTTGTGTTTTCATCGTTCCGAATGCCGTGCCTACAACGCCCCCAACCGTCGTGGACGTACCTCCAAGCCCTGATAGCATCGCTTGAAATTTTCCGATTGATGTTCCAGATAAATCAAAGACTTTAGGGTAATTACCAACATTTCGCTGAAAATTACCCATCGAAGCATCGTTCTCCTTGACCTGTGCATCGAGTTCCATTAACTTTTTCAACATATCTTTCCCGCCTGCCGAGTCCCTTTCTGCTTTTGTCAAGGATATGTACTGATTCTTTAAATCTGCCAACTGTGCCGCCTGACCACGAATACTGTCGGAATAAGTACGCCATTGCCTGTCAGATACAGATAGAATGGCTGAAAGGTCTTTTTCTGCTACCTTAAAAGATTTTATTTCAGCTTCATTTGCTTTTATTTGCGCTGTATTTTCCGCCCAATCGCCAGTCCCGTCTTTCAGCTCTTTTTTTAACTTTTTGTTTTCTTCCGTCAATCCACTGATAGCTTTAGCTACATATCCTAGTCTCTGTTCCGTATCCCCTACATTTATTTCAACGTCAATAATTATTTGTTCTTCCCTTGCCATTTTTTATTTACGTATTTCAGAAGTTATTTTTGTTAACATTATCTTTTCAATCTTTTCAATCAACTCATTTAAAACAGGCGTGTAAACATTCTCATTCGGTTGCGTAAATCTGTCAGTTCCTGATTTCCTTATCTTTTCCGCTATCGCACCTGCCGCCGACATCAAACCTCGCTCCTGCGGTGTATACTTCGGTTGCCAATTTGCCGACGGCTTACGGGTATAAGGAATGTCAGTTGTTGAAATTCCTTTATCTAAAATCCATTGACGAATTATCGAACGGAATCCATAAGGCACTTTGCCACCCTCCCTACCATATTGCAACGTCTCGAATGGTGCGCCTCCCGTGCCTTGTACAAGTACCAAATGTTCGCCCCTATCTTCTACCCGCAAACTCTCTTGCGTTCGTCCTGACGCACGTATGCCCTCCGTATCAATGTTTGAAATGATTTGGTCTTTTGCCTCCGTCAATGCAATGATTATTTCCTGCCGTAAATCCATATCAATGAATGGTAATTGTTAGTTTTTTATCAGTTATAAATGTTAAATAATAGTTAAAACGCCAGTAGGATATATCAGGAGTAGCTATTATTATATTATATTTAAATTAAATATTATATATATATACTGCTTTTACCCTTTCTTTAAACCTTTTTTTTTTGACGTAATAATTATAATAATAATAATAGTTGATTTTAGATAGTTGTAATGCCTATTTTTTGGCTAAATTATTATTTTTTTTTCTTGATTTATTTTTATCTGACAAAACAATCGGTCATCCCAACCATTTCCGAAAAAACGGCGTTAACCGCCACCCCCGTAACATTGACCGAAAATTCATCATAAAACCTCGTCAGCGTAATCTCATCAACCGTTAAAATGTTTCCTGAATTAATCTTCTTGATAAAATTCCACGCTAATACCTTACATTCCTCTTGAATATCATAATTTTCCAATGATTCAAAGTCAAAATTCGTTAACTTCGAAAAAAACAAGCCTATATTTCCGCTCTCTTTGCCCTCGGTCAGCCGTGTTGACTGCAAAAGAAACGAAAATACAACACATTTGCCATCTTCAAAATCAGCCTCATCTAACATCTGATTAAGACCTCCGCCGCTGTCGTAATAGAATTGCAACCCAGCCTTTTCTACCTCTGCTTTTATTTTCTGAATTAAGCTCATATCATTTAGATTTTGATTTTTTGAATAGCAATTAAGTTTTTTTGAAATTTGGAATTGTTAAATGAAATCTTTCGAGCCGTAATGTACTCGTAAAGTGTCATTTTCTGCGCCTGCTCTAAACTTTGCAATTTATAGAAATCAAGCAAAAAAGTAAGCATCGCTTCCTCTGTTGTTATTTCCAACAAACCGGCTCTCGCTGATTCCTCATCAGCATCCGCCTGAATTGTTGTGTCAACTAAAATCTGTTCAAAAGTTTTTGCTCCCTGCTCAAAAGTATTTACTAATTTAATGTAATCATAGAATGTAGTTGTTCTTTTTGATAGAAACTTCTGCACTTTTTCCGGCATGATGTTCTCCTGCAATCGCAAAAAGTCAGCAACCGAAATCGAAAAGAAATCAAAAACATAATGCGGGAGCGTGTCCTTTATTTCATTCTTTGCTTTCTCTATAATTTCAGGAAAACAGATAATCATTGACTGCATTTTACGTAGCTTCGTTTTTCTGTCAAAAATTATTTCCATTCTGATTGATGTTTTTAATATTTTTCAAAGAATTTCGTCAACCCTTTACCTATCAACCGCTCCGCCATTTCATCTGTTAAAGTTGCTTCGTTAACCCTTTCACCGGTTCCTACAATGATAAAATCAATGCCCTGTTTAAGAACGTATTTTTTTTTGGACAATTCCTCTTCATCTTTATTTTCTGCTGAATAAATCGCAAGTGCCAAATCCTGATAACAATTATCGCAACCGTCATTAATTACATACTCAATTTCCAACCTTTCGGCTTCTGAAATTATAAACTCTTTTTCCTTTTTAGTCAGCGTTTTTTTAGCTGCCAATTCTTTTACTTCCATAATCTTTTTATTTTAATGATTAAATAACCTATTCCACCTGCTAATAATACCCAAAGAAAGTTCAACCGCCACCGTTGCCACTTCGTCAATTTGTTTACCTCTTTAATGACCTCGATTGGTTTTTCTATGTAAATACTATCCCGGACACTGACCGTATCTCTCGTTAATTTATATTTATAAACATATTTTATCCTTGTGTTAAAAATTGTATCTCCTTTTTTCTCAATTAAAATACTATCAGATAGATAAATACTGTCATGAACCAGCTTATCCCGATACTCTGTCTTTGTAATCTCCGAAGTTACTGGTACATAGATTGTTTTAGAACATCCGATAAAAAATAAAACAATGACTATAAATAGTATATTTTTCATAATCCCCTCATTTTATTAAAAAGTTCAATCCGATAAACGATTTCCTGATTTTTCGGCTCCCGTTTCCACCGTTCGGCTCTTATTAGCAGTGCCAGCAGGTTTCGGAAATGTTTTCTTAAAAACTTGTAAATCTTCATATGTGTTGTTTTTCAGTTTATTTTTGATTTATTTTTTTTTTAGCCAACGAACGTCAATATAACCAAACAACACCCTGTGTATGTTTTTGACTATCATCCACATGAATGTATGTTTTTGCAATGCCGATGCGTGTGAATCCGACTTTTATGGCAGCTTCGATAATCCGCCAGCGGTTTGTTTCGGATGTGCACCTGATGTCCACCGCCTGACCGAGTGTGTGAGAGCCTGTTCCTGACCGTCTTTTGGCTTTTTCCCATGCCTGCGGTCTGTAGGCTGAATTAATAATAAGTGGTATTCCTGCCAGTTGGCGCATGGTGTCGAGCCGGTTCATTGTGCTCTGCTTCATATCCTGTAAACTGCATGAAGGGGAGCAGTTTCTAAATTCACCTTCGGTGAAATATTTACTTTTTATCATTCTTCAAATCCTTTTTATCCGATTTAATCTGGTCAACAAAGTCCGTCAGTTTCTTTTTCATTATATAATGAAAATCCACGCTCCTATTAATTACGGTAATGTAATTGATGATGATGAAAACGTTGGCAATAAGCCACCAACTCGACTTGGCGTGTAATGCTTCACGGTTGACAATGTCGCACGCTCCGGCAACTATCATCAGAATAGAACTTGTAATTGTCAGCCATAGCACGTTGTTGCTTATCGCCCTTCTGTTTTTGAAAGCCAGCCATAGGATATAAGCCCACGCCGTTATTTTTAATATTTCTAAAAGTACTATCATTTTCGCTCCTTTCTGAAAACTTTCATTTCCTTTTCGTAATTTTGAATCTTCGTGTTCAATTCCCGGATTAATTTAGCATCTTTTTCAGCTTGTACCTTGAACTCTCCTAATTGCTCGGAAAGTTGTGTGCGTTCGTTGGCAGACGCTTTCAGCTCTTTTTCAAGGTCTTTAACTCTGCTTTTAAGTGCCGTGTTTTCCTCCCGAAGTTCGGCAATTTCCTTGCGGACTACCTCGACAAACTTGGCATACTCCTCCTGCATACCTGCCAATGCGCCAGCCTCGTTTTGTTTGTTAAGTGCCTTGCTCTGTTCATTACTGATTTTTACGCTTTCGAGTTCCGCTTTGCGTTTCTGTTTGTCTAAAATCCATGCAATTCCACCACCTACGGCTATTGCCAAAGGTAGCAGATTGTCCAATAAGTAGTTTAGTACCATTTCCAAATTATGTTTGTTAGTTTCAGGGTGCTATCCCTTTATCATTTAAGATTGTGATTACTTCGGCTGTAACTTGCTCGATGTTGGCTACACGTTCTTCCAATGTTGGATGAACTTCTTGCTCTGTTTCAACTTGCATCGCTTCCATTTGTGCGATTTCTTCGGCGGTTAACTCTCTGTAAGTTATCTCGCCTGTCTGTGAATTATATATTGTTGTCATCATCATCTGTATATTTTGATTGTCATTCCGTTACATACACTATTAATGTTAACCATGTCGAAGTCCACGCCCCCATCTGTATTATGCACAAAAATATCATTTGTTACTTTTACGACCTCATTGGTGGTGTCGTTTACGCCTCGCACTCTTATACCGTTGAAATATATTGTAGCCCTCGGTAATGAAAGGTCGATGGATATCTCGTGATATGCCATTATGTTAGCGTATTCAACAATATCTGTAAGCAGTCTTGCGGCGGTGGATATATTCGGATATCTATATGATTGTGCTGTCCACACCTGCAATGCCCCCCCTAAAATTGGACTGTTGTTTTTGGAGAAATATATATAAGCTGCTGGGCTCCTGGTATTACAGCTTTTTCCCGATATGATTATCTTACATTTGCTTAGATTTGGTAAATTGGCAATATCAACATTAGCTACTATTTCAAAATGCCACTTTGTGTAATCTTTTGTTGCCTTGTCAGAAATTGATATAGGTGCTCCTCCAGATGATGTTGACAACATAAATGTATTCTGCTGACTATTTACTACGTGATAGAGTGTTGCAACATTTAATCCGGTTGGAACGACCTTTGTCGGATAATCTATAACTGTGAATTGATTAACCGCTACATTTACACGGTCGTTATTCACCAGACCATGCCCCGTTGCAGTTAGTATCCCTGTGACAAAGTCAATGCTTTCAACAACGACCTCCTTGTTGCTTGTATGCGTATAGCTTGCAATTAATCCACCTTTTGCAAATTCAGTGCTCACATCGCCCGCTAAGTTAGCTATTTCTTCGCTTACAGCATTTTGGCTCATCACATCCGTTGTTGAAGTGCCTGTTGTTTGAACAATCGGAACACTACCTGCATCTCCTTTATCTCCCTTTTCCCCTTGAATGCCCTGAATTCCTTGTGCACCAACATCGCCTTTGTCCCCTTTGTCTCCTTTGTCTCCTTTTTCACCTTTCAATTCAGCAATCTGTTCAGGCGTTAGGTCGTCGTAGGTAAGGGGGTCGCCTTTTATATCCGCCAGATAGTCCTCTACCGTTCCCGTATTTCCTGCATCCAGCCAGACTTGGTAAGCGGAATCGCCTTTGAAACCGATTGCCATATCGGAAGTGACGGCAAAGTCAGTCGCTTCGCTCGATAATGCAGACCGTGGAACAATGGCAAAAGCATCAATGTCAACAGTACTGTCAACTCCAGCCATCGTAAATTCTAACCTCAAATTATACGTGCCCGTATTTTCGTAATTATGTGACGAACGTACTTTATTCCCGTCGATAATTTCAAATGGAATTTCAGTATAATAATTACAAGGTTTTCCAACGCCATATGAAAGCCTAACAATTGTTGCAGCCGTTAAATCAACCGCAACGCCATTTCTCTCTATCGCCCAAACATATACGAAGTCGTTGCCTGCCCTTATTTTTGGAATAGCCATAGTTTTTGTGTTTTATTTTTCAACAAATATAAGAATAAAAAAAACGGTTGATACCAATTCAACCGCTTTTTCATCAAAAAGATTTACAAATTTAACTAAATTACTCAACTATTTAGCTCCTTCAACCAAAATATCAAAATCTGCTTTCGTTGTTCCGTAATTTCCATCCGACCATTCAACTTCGGCAAATGGTTCTTGCGTTGTCATCGTAATTAGCCAGTAACCTGTTTCCTCATCCTGAACTTGTGCTCCGCCATCGTTGCCAGCAGACAGACCTTTCTGCCATCCGAATACCTGAAAACTTCCAGCTCCGTACTTCTGTTTCCGCTCTAAAACAACAACGTAATCACCATCTTTCAATGGCTCAACTACGTTTAACGCCGATGCTCCACCAACGCCCTCGTAATAAAATTGAACGGTCTTGTCGTACTGATTTTCATCACGGTTATAAACCGTTTGCGTTCCGTTGAATGGGAGCGGTGTCTTTCTGCTGTTGTAAATTACTGCCGCAGTTTTTGCGGGAGTTCCGGTTTTCAATGCTAAAGTGTTAATAATTCTCGGATTAGCTGCGTCTACCGTTGTATTGGTCAAATCAATGTCCGATTTAAGAATTATAATACCAATCTGCTCATAACCTTTTAATCTCGGCTCTGCACAAGCCGTTGCTATACTTGCGGTCAATCCCGCTGTTGTACATGGTGAAAATGCCATTTTATTTATCTCCTATTTTTTAATTTTTAATACCTGTAAAAACCACCGTCAATTATATCCACTACCTTTGAAAAACGTTTTGAAGATGATAGCCGTGCCGGCATTAATCCCATAAGCCAATTACCTATGCTGAATCCGGATTCCGAAGTTTCCGCTGCCGCCGATTTCGTTTTCAAACTCCTGAAAATGGGTTGACAAATTCCGGCTATCTGCTGATTGAGAATCCCATTCTCATATTGCAGAACCGTGCCGTATTGATTATTTTTTATCTCAGCCCCGAAACGTGTCTTGACAATATTTCTCCGAAGCATTAAACAATAAGCCAAACCCATAACGTCACACTTATTATCCTCAAAGGTTGCTTCTGCTCC